ATGGGAAGAATGATCAGGTTGAAAGACGAGAAGCGAGACCCAGGCAAGAGTGGATGGCGTGGCGGGAGTATCGCCAAGCGTAAATCTGCGGGAGACCGTGAAATCCGCGCGGAGGTGGGAGTCGGGATAGACGGCGAGCACCAGTGCGGCGACGGCGACTATTACGCGCCGGCGGCGCGAATGCAGGCGCCCAGCTTCGTAAAGAAATTCCGCCGGCGAATACAAGGATTCCTGTGGAACCGGGCGGAGAAACAAGGCGTGGCCGACTACTTGAAGATGATGGACGCGGAACGTGAAACGGCAAAACGATCCGTACAGAAGCGGCCGAAAGAGGTGCGGGTGTTATGGGTTCACGAAGACGCGAAAGGCTAACGACCTGGCGCGTCCGGTTCGATCCGCTCCCTTCGCAACGAGCTTTCGTCAACTGTGCGGCGCGATTCAAAGGCTTCTCGGGTCCGGTGGGCGCGGGTAAAAGCATGGCGCTGTGTTTTGCGGCATTCCGGTTGGCGACAGAGAATCCGGGCTGCCAGGGGCTGCTGGGCGTTCCGACGTATCGAATGATGAGAGACGTGACACAGGTGGCGTTTTTGCGCCTGCTGGACGAAAGCGGGGTTCCCTATGAGTTTCACAAATCGGAGAACATTATTCGGATTGAGGAGATCGATTCCGAGATCCTACTTCGGTCGCTTGATGAACCGGAGCGTTTGCGCGGAACGAACCTGGCGTGGTTTGGAATCGACGAATTAACGTTTACAACGGAAGAGGCGTGGACGCGTCTGGAGGCAAGGCTTCGGGAACCGAGAGCGCGGCGGCTGTGCGGGTTTGGCGTTTGGACGCCGAACGGCCACGACTGGGTGTACCGGCGCTTCATCAAGTCGGCGATCCCGGGATATGAGTGCATCCGGGCGAAACCACAGGAGAACAAGTTCATCCTCGAAGCCAATCCGGATTTCTATCAACGTCTGGAGCATAGCTACGATCCCCGGTTTTACCGGCAGGAAGTGCTTGGTGAATACCTGAACATTTTGCAGGGACGAGTATACGAGTGCTTCGATCGGGAGCGGAATATCGCTGCAGCCGCTTACGACGCGAGGCAGACTCTGTACTGGAGCCTGGACTTCAACGTGACGCCGCTCTGCTCAGTGCTTGCGCAGAAACGCGACGAGGCGCTGTATGTGATGGATGAGATTTCACTTCAGAACGCAACGGTGAGCGATGCAGTGGATGCCTTAAGAAACAAGATAGCCGATCTCGAGGCGCCGATCGTGATCACCGGGGACGCGAGCGGACGACAGCGATCGGTAACCAGCGCCGGCGACACCTACAGCGAGTTGAGGCATTACCTCAACAAAGCCGGATTCAGGAATCACACGATGCGGGTTGCTTCGCATAACCCGGCGGTGCTGCAGCGAGTAAAACTCGTGAACGCCAAGATGCTGGATTCGTGCGGTGGCACTAGTTTGTTTGTGGATCCACGCTGCCGGGAGTTGGTGAAGGATCTCGAGGAGGTCCTGTTCAAGCCGAACGAAGGCGTGATCGACAAGGCCAGAGACCCAGCGAGAACGCACATCTCAGATGCGCTGGGCTATTTGGTTTGGGAGCTATTCGGAGAGAAACAGACGGTGGGCGAAATGAACAAGAGGCTGTTTTAAGGCGTTTAGAGTTGCGGCAGACGAGTAGAAGGGAAATGAATATGTTCGATATCGACAGGGAGCATCCCGAATACAAACAGCGAAAGCAGATGTGGCGCTGGTATCGCGATTTGTATGCCGGTGGTCAACAGATGAAGGACAACGCGGCCGAATATCTGACCCGCCGCCAAAGGGAGCCGCTGGACGTTTATGGTGAGCGGCTGCTGCGCGTGTTCTATGAGAACCACATTGGATCGATTGTCGACTGGTATGCAGCTACTCTGTTTCGCCGTGAACCGCAGATCGCTTTTGAGGGCGAAAGCGAATTCGGCCGCGCATTTTTTTCGAGTTTCTGCGACAACTGCGATTTGAAAGGAACCGGGCTTACCGATTTCTTCCGGCAATGCTTTATCGACACGCTGGTCGGCGGGACGAGCCATATCCTGGTGGATTTTCCCCGATTAGACCGGCAGCCCGTAAACCGCGCCGAGGAAGAAGCAGCGGGGTTGTCGCGCGCCTACCTGTCGCGGCATAGAGCCGAAGAATTGATCAACTGGAGCAACGACGAACAGGGGCAGTATGAGTGGGTGGTGCTGCGCAGGACGCAAAAACGGCAGCATCACATCGAGAACGCCGAGATTGTAGAAGAGACCTACTGGTATTACTTCGACAAGCAGAGCTTTCGTGTTTACAGGCGCGAGCGGCGCAATGAACAAGGCCAGGCGGAACTATTGGCTGAAGGACTGCACGGTCTGGCGAAATTAGGTCGTGTGCCACTCTTTACGATGCGAACGAGCGAAGGGCTCTGGTTGATGAACAAATCGGCGCTACTACAGTTGGAGCATTTCAACAAGTCGAATGCGTTGGGATGGGCCATCACGATGGGATTGTTCGCGATGCCGGTGATCTACTCCGACCGGGCGTGGAATCAGATTGTCGGAGAGTCGTACTACATCCAGCTTGGAGCACAGGACCGCTTCGGATGGACGGAACCGGAAGGAAAGGTCTACCAGATCGCCGTCGATAACTTATCGCGGCTGCGGGACGAGATCTATCGCGTGTGCTATCTGTCGCAAGCATCCGGTGAGATATCGGGCGGTCATGCGCAATCGGCGCTCAGCAAGATGCGTGATTTCGCGATAACAAATGAAGTGCTGCGTTCATACGGCGACGGAGTGAAGGATACGATCCGGAAGGTGCTGGAGGCGATTAGCGCTGCGCGCGAAGACGGTATCACGGTTTCGGTTTCGGGACTCGACGAATTCGATGTCGGCGATTTCGGAACGGAGCTGAAAGACGCCCAGACACTGCTGCAGCTCGGGATCGATTCACCAACGTTAAAGCAACAGATCTATCAGAAACTGGCCCTGAAATATCTGTGCGACGTTCGCCAAGAAGTAAAGGAGCAGATCGCGAGCGAAATCGAGCAAGCGGTGGGGAAGCCAATTGAGTAGGCGCGAGGCACGCCTCCCCGTTTACCAATACTGCGCTTACGGAAAGAGTGAGGAGTGTATGTCCGAACAGATTGAAAACGAAGAGACAGCATCGGCGCCCGGGATTCGCGACGTCGTGCGAGACGTAATCGAGGAATTTGTCAGGGCGGAGCAGAGCAAAGCCGAGCCGGCTTACAAGACCGAACTGCTCGAAGAGCGCCGAAAACGGGAGGCATTGGAGACACGCCTGAATCATCTTGTGGAAGAAAACAGGCGGGCTCAAGCCGCCGTCGAAGAAGCCGATCGTCACTCGCAGATCCGGGCAGAACTGCAGCGGATGGGCGTGTCCAAGGTCGACCTGGCGTTTCGAGCCGTGAAGGACGACATTATCCGGGGCGAAGACGGGCGACTGATAAGTCGCGATGCTCAGGATCAGAAACCGGTGAGTGAATATCTGCGAAAGTTTGTCGAAGAAAATCCCGAGCTGCTGCCGGCGCGCATCGCGGGCGGAAGCGGGGTGCATTCCACGACGCGCAATGCCGTTGCGAACGCCCCCGCCACGGTAGATATCGACAAGATTAAGCCGGGCATGGGCAAGGACGAATTGGAGCGGATTCGCCAGGAAGTAGCGCGCTTCGCGGCGCAGAGTTTGCGGGGAGCCTAGAGCTAAATCGGCGACCTCACGAGAACGCCCGAAGGGGCGTATGAAGAGCTGAGCCGCATTCGTTAGAACGAGCGGCAACAGCTTCCGGGGTACTCGAAATACAGGAACCTGGAAAGCCGCGCAAAAGCGCGGTGCAGTACACGGGCAGCTTCGGCTGCCCATTTCTATTTAGGAGCTATATGTCAACCATTACATCTGCCAATCTGGCAAATGCGATCGTCAAGCTGGTGGCCGCGGACGCATTGCCGGCACTGGTAAGCAACCTCATCATGGGAAATCTGGTAAACCGGGATTACGAGCCCGTGCTTGCCAACGCCGGTGACACGGTCAACGTACCGATTCCGCCGACCCTGGTAGCCAACAACATTGCCGAGGGCGGTTCGGTTACGCCGCAGACTCCGAGCCTGGGGAATGCGCAAATTGTCCTCAATACGCATGCCGAGGCGACTTTCCAGATTCCGGACGTGACGAAATGCCTCGCTGTTCCCGACCTGATGAAGGTCTACATGCAGCCGGCTGTCGTTGCGATTGCGGAAAAGATCGAGAGCGACTTGCTGAATCTGTACAGCAGTTTCTCGGCGAACACGCCGGTCGGCACGGCCGGCACGGCGGTGACGGAAGCGACAATCGACGCGGCGGAGACGGCACTGTTCCAAGCAAAGGTTCCCGCAAGCGAGCCGAAGTATCTGGTGGTCGATTCGTCAACGTATTCGCAGATTCGGCAGATTCCGCGATTCAGCGAGTATTATTCGGCCGGCGACGCGGGGCTGCGCGCTCTTGTCGAGGGCAATGTCGGAAAGATGAAAGATTTCTTTATCTTCCGTTCACAGCTCGTCGCGAAGACCGGCATGAGCACCGTCAACGTTCACAACCTAGCTTTCAGCCGCGATGCCATCGGACTGGTTGTTCGCCGGCTGCCTCAGCCACTGCCTGGGACCGGCGCGATCGCGGAATACGCCGAGATGGGGAATTTCGGAATTCGCGTGGTGATGAGCTACCAGCCGAACACCTTGTCGCAACAGTTTACGGTGGATGTGCTGTACGGCTGCGGTGTGTTGCGGAATACCTTTGGCGTTCAGGTGAACAGCTAATAGCAGATAGGGGGGCGGGTTTGTCCCGCCCTTTGAGGCGAGGCATGCCTCGCCCCTACATGCCGAGCATGCCCGGCACAAGCGTAACAGAAGAGGAAGCTATGGACTTAAGACAGTTTTACAAGAAGATACGCGATGTGGAAGCGACGATTCCAGAGCAGTTCCCGTTCGTAGTCAGCCTGGAGACTTCAGATGGCGGAAAGCCGGGCGTGATCACTGAGGCGCCCAGATACCAGGCTGCCCGAATGATCGTCGAAGGCCGCGTGAGACTTGCATCCGAAGAGGAGAAACAGGTCTTTCTAGAACAATGCGCCGTGGCTAAAAAAATGGCCGAAGAAGTAGAAGCGGCCCGGCGCCTGCACTTCAGCCTGTTTGCAGGGCTCGAAGGGCGACCGGCGTTCACGCCACAACGCCATTCGAAGAAATAGGAACGATCTGCCATGGCTCTCTTCAACGATTCGGGTTTGATCGGGATTGCAGATCTCGAGGCTTATGAAACTAACCTAAGTAAGGTCGCTTCGACGCACGGCATCAATATAGACACAAAAACAGCGATGGCGCTGGACCAGGTCGGCGACCGCCTTCTGCAAAGACTCGTGCGGGCGGGAACAGCGGATTCGCAGTACATCGATCCCTGGTTAACCGGAGCGACCGCTATCTATTCCATGCCACCGCAGCAGCGCTGGCTGTTCACACTCAGCAACGTCGTCGTGACAGGGCCGCTGCACCGCTGGATCTGCTTCGAGGTGCTCTCCCAGGTTTTCGCGGAAGCGTACAATACCCAGCTAAACGACCGGTTCAAAGGCAAGTGGACCGAATATACGGCGCGGTCAACCGATGCGGAACGTAGCGTTTCTCAGTTGGGGATCGGCGTTGTTCACAATCCGCTTGCGCGGCCCGCGGAAGCGCAGGTGACGGTGGCCGCGGGATCGATTTCCGCCGGGATCATCGTGGTGCAGGGTGCGTGGGTAAACGCTCAAGGAAATGAAGGGACGCTGAGTCCGCTAGTTCCGGTTACCTTATCCGATTTGTCCTCGATTACAGTGGCGATGGCCGGCAATGTGAGCCAGGCGCCTCCCGCGGCTACTGGTTGGAACGTCTACATCGGGTGGGACGGCGCGGACCCGTCGCGGCAAAATTTGGCGCCTCTCGCGACGGGCGCAACCTGGTCCGTGCCCGGGACAGGCTTTGTCTCCGGCCCCGCGCCAATTAACGGACAGGAGCCGGAGTTTTACATCATCGATCCACAGAAGCTGAGGAGAGGATAGCGGATGACGCCCATCACACTAGAGGCGGCGAAAAAGATAGCCACTTTGTTCACGAATAATTCCGCTATCGAAGTCGAAGTCAACTCGATCGCGACGGGGAGTTCGTACATAGTGCCGGTAATTCCGGTATCGCAGGTGTATCTGAGTTCAACGCCCGTGAATATGGCGGACATGCAACAGCAACTGGGTTATCCACGACTCAGCGTGTTCTGCAGCCGCTTCGTCAATCAGCATCGCGAGAAATTCCGGTCACTGTCCGGAACGCTGGCGATCACGGTGGAAATTGCGGTAACGGCCGATTTGGTCGACCTTGTCGAGAACTGGATGCATTACTACGTCGAGGCGGTAAGCAACATCCTCCGGAAGAGCGCGGGCGATCTGGGAGACGGCGTCTTCTTTCCGGGCACCTACCAAGTGGACGTTCAGCTCGCGCAGACTGGCGGCAGCGGCTTTTTGCAATTGGCGCAGGTGACGTGCGAACTGGGCGTGAGCCGCAATTAGGAGCAAGCAGAATGGCAAACTATATTTCGTCAAATGCGAACAGGTTCTACGCGGCGATTGAGCCATCGTATGGACAAGCCGCGCTTGTATCCGCCGCGAACCGGTTTCCCGCGGTACGCATGTCGATACAGCAAAATCTGGAGCAAAGCCGCCGGCACGACAAGAGCGGTTCACGAACATTTCGAGGGATTCCAAAGGCAGCTCGCCGTGTCACAGCCTTTGAAACGCAAACATATCTCACCTCCTGGAGCGGAACGGGATCGCCCGCCTACGGACCACTGTTTCAGGCCGCGTTCGGCGCGCAGCCATTGTTGAACAGCGGGTTGACAATCCAAAGCGCTCCGCAAGCCGGAGCACTCCAAACAACAATCCCACACGGCTTAACGGCCGGATCCGCCGTATCGTTTAACAACGAAATTCGATTTGTCGCAAGCGTGAGGGACGCGCAGACGGTTGTTCTGAATGCGGGGTTCAGTATAACGCCCGCTGCCGGTTCCGGCTTAACTCCGGCAATTACATACCGGCTATCGACGGATCTGCCGAGCATGACCTTGTACGACTATTGGGACCCGATCACGGCCGTGCAGCGGGCGGTAGTTGGCGCTGCCGTCGATACTTTCGATGTTTCGGTGAACGGCGATTTTCACGAGTTTACGTTTCGGGGGCCGGCAGCCGACGTTCTGGACTCACAAACATTTGCGGCGGGCACGGCGGGCCTAAGCCAGTTTCCGGCAGAGCCGCCTCTCGGCCAGTTCGATTACTCGCTAGTTCCCGGTCATCTGGGGCAAGCGTGGATTGGCGCCCCGGCAAATGAGTTCTTTACTCTCATCTCCGCGAGCATTCGTCTCAACAACAATGTCAGCGCGAGAAACCGGGAATTCGGAACCGCGATTCCTCGAGCGATCTCGCCGGGAGCACGCCAGGTTTTAACTCATCTCAGCGTGCTGGCGCAGGATGACGCGCAGACGACGGGGCTTTTTCAGGCGGCCCGATCGCGAACAACGCTTCCGGCAATGTTGCAACTCGGACAACAGCAAGGTCAATTGATGGGCATTTACATGCCGAGCGTCACGCCAGAGCTTCCACGATTCAACGATGGACAACCGGAGCTGCAGTGGGATTTCCAAAATTGCCAGGCGCAGGGACAAGCCGATGATGAAATCTTTGTCGCGTTTGCATAGGCCCGTTCGATTCGAGAGTTTGCGCTGGGTTGACAGCGAAACGATGGCGGGCGTTCGTTTCGCGGTAAGAAGGCCGTCGCTTGGGCAGCGGATCGAGCTAACGCGCCGCGTTCACGAACTGACGTTGCGGCACGAGTTTCTGAAGGCCGGCAGCGAAGCCGAGAAACTGGAAGGCGCCCTCGGCGAACTGATGGTTCAGCAACTGTATATCGAGTGGGGGCTCAAGGCAATTGAGGGACTCGAAATCGACGGCGAGCCGGCGACACCGGCGGCGCTGATCGACAGAGGTCCCGAAGAGCTTGCAGTGGAAGTCGCATTCTGTGTCGTTCGCGAGTGCGGATTGACCGAGGACGACCGAAAAAACTTTTAGTCGCATTCCATTTCCAGCGTTCAGGCCGGGCCGCATGGGATTGCGACGACTGCAGGCGACGCGGCTTGGTCGAATTACGAAACTGCGGATTTCGGCGCGGAACTACGAAGGAGCGGAACGCGCCGGTGTGGGCGCGGCATAACGTGTCGACGAGCCAATGCCCTAAATCGATAATTTCCGCCGAAAGCCTTACGTTTCTAGAAGAATTCAACGTTTGGAAGCGATTCGGCTGCGGCGATGCGCGACGGATGAATGCTCGAGTGGCTGACGCCATTGCGCTGCTCGAAGACGAATGGAGACGGGAATTGGAGCGGAGCGCCAGTGGATAGCGGGCAAGGAGCTTGAGGAGGACGTTATGAAGAAGACAACGAGTTCGAGTTCATTTAAGACCTCATTGGCAAAACTAACCGGTTCCGGATTTACCGGGACGAAGGTAAGTGGCTTGTCGAAGGCCACGAAGTTATCGCAGGGCATCAACTTCGGAAAAGCGCCTGGCAGCGCAACTTTGGTACCGAGTTCCGGCGCAAGCGGCGGATGGCAGCAGTATGCCTCGCAACTGGTCTCCGGCGGAGCAGCGAGTATTTTGACAGGCAGCTATGGAACCGGCGCCTTCGGAGGATTCGGACTTGGCCCGATCGTTTCCGGAATTCTGGGACTTTTTGGGAACAAACAAAAAAGCCCACCAGCCCTTCAGCCCTTCAATCTGCCGACCGCAAGTAATCAGACCGTGCATTTAGGAGCCGGCAGCGCGAGCGCAAGCAGGCCAAGCAACGTTGTCCATGTTCATGTACAAGCCATGGATTCGCAGTCACTCGTGGACCGCTCGAACGAGATTGCCAACGCAGTTAAGATCGCAATGTTGAATTCGCATTCGCTGAATGACGTGATCTCGGAGGTCTAGATGGCATCCTTTCCTGTTTTGTCAACCGGAGTCGTTGGACAGTATCCGATGGCAAAAGGCGTGAGCTACAACGTGGAAGTCATCCGGTTCATGGACGGCTCCGATCAGCGATACCTGACACGGGGTAAACCACTGCGACGCTGGCTGATCAAACTAGATCAATTGACCGAAGCAGAACTCGGCCAACTAGAACAGTTTTTCGAGAGCGCGCAGGGCAACTTCGGATCGTTTGAATTCCCCGACCCTTTCAGCGGGGCGAATATCCCGAACTGCCGGGTCGCCAATCCCTACCTGCTGACAGAGTATGCCGCGACAGGAAGCGGGAGCGTTGCGCTGATGGTGGAGGAATCGAGTGTCTAATCTGTTCTTTCCACAGCTTTCGACCGGAGCGCTCGCGCAATATCCGATCAAACGGACCAAGTCCGTGCACACGGTTGTGAACGATCCAGAGGACGGATCGCGAATTTCGTATTTCGATCCCGACGGTTCGGTGCTGATTTGGGATTTGACGTATACGGGATTGACTCAGGCGGAGGTAAACGAGATGCAGTCGTTGTTTGATGCGTGTTATGGGCCGCTCCGGGCGTTTACCTTCATCGATCCGACCGCCAATCTGCTCTCTCCGATCTGGCAGCACTCTCCGCTGATTACGGTGCAGGGATCGGCGTACACCAATCGGTCAAACTCCGTTCTTGAAATAAGCCAAACGTTTGCCATTCCAGCCGGATATCAATATTGCTTTTCGGTCGTGAGCAGCACGGCGAACGGTACAGCCGGATCGCTTGCGTTAATCCGGCGAGGGCCGAATTCTCAGCAGCGCGATGTCTTCTCACTCGCGCAACGGCAGATGGTCAGCAGCGGAGCGCTCGCCGACGGCGGGTCAAGCTTCACAATAGCGATAGAACTGCAGCCGGGCCAAACCTTCGATTTCGAGCAAGCCCAGCTCGAAGCACAGGTCGCGCCATCGGCGTTCCGGCCCGCTTCAAACACGAGCGGGATTTATCCAAAGGCACATTGGGCTGTCAATGAGCTGCTGCTTCAGGCTGAAGCGCCCGATTCGTTCAGCACGCGCTTCACGATCGAGACATACACATAGGATTTCAAATGTCGACTATCAACGTAGTGAAGGAAATGGCGGAGGCCGACAGTCCGCTATTGCTCTTCGAATGCCTGTTACCAAACGGAGCTTACCAGCGGTTCAGCACCCAAACAATTGTGTTCGGCGGCAACCTGTACTCGGCTCGAGTGCTGAAGCACAATTTGTTTAGTTTTCAGCTCTCCGCCGATGATGCGATGGACGGCATGGCGCAGCTTTCGCTCACGCTGGCGAATGCGGATTCGGCGCTTTCGCAGATTCAATCGGCGGCAGGCTGGAAGGGTACACAACTCACGGTGTATTTCGTATTCGCCGATCTCGTGACGGGGACCGTAACGACCGAAAGCACAATTCTATTTCGCGGGATTGCCGGCGATCCCGACGAAATCGCCGAAGGCAGCATGAAGATCAGCTTCGCGAATAAACTCAGCCTGCTTCGAGTGGGTCTGCCAGAGATTCGGATTCAGCGCTTGTGCCCCTGGAATTTTCCGACGACGCCCGGGCAGCGCGGCGAAGCAGTCACCAGCGATAAATATTCGCGATATTTCCGATGCGGCTATTCGGCTGGCGTTTCGGGCGGCATCGGAAATATGAACGGCGGCCAACCATTCGCCGGCTGTGACCATACGCGGGCGAGTTGTGAGCAGAGAGGGATGTTCAGCAAAGACAGCAGCGGCAACGCGACGGCGCGATACGGCGGTTTCGAATTCGTTCCGTCGAGCACGCTGGTGCGTGGGTACGGCCAGAAAACGGCACAACCGGCGGCCGTCCTCGACAACACAGCGAAGTATAACGACTATGTGCCGATGGTATACGGCACAGGCTGGCTGGCGGCGCCGGTTGTTCTAGCGCGCAATGACGGCAACCTGACGCACATGGAACTGCTGCTCGGATCCGGACCAATCGACAGCGCGTTGAAAGTGGTCGTCAACGATATAGAGATACCGCTGGCGGTTGCGGGCACGGACATGACCGGAACCGGCTGGTACAACATCGTGACTCTGGGCGCCGCTCAGGGGTCGTTCAATCCGGATTTTGCCGACTCCAACAATCAACCGGTAGGCGATCCGTACGGGAGCATCGCCGTGCTTTCAGTGGTTGTGCCGAACCGGATCAGTGCGGGCGGAACCCTGCCTCACGTAGACGTTTTGATGCAAGGGCTCCATCTGGATCGCTACAACTTAGATGCGAGTTTTCGAGACACCGTATTTACAAATAATCCCGCCTGGGTCATTCTGGACATTCTGCGGCGCGCGGGGTGGTCTCCCACCGACATCGACTTAACAAGTTTTGCGAAAGCGGCTGCGTATTGCGACGAGCTGATCTCAACAACCGATACAAATGGCAACGCCATCCATATCGCCCGATACGGATGCAACCTGATTCTGACGAAGCGTAAAAGCGCCGCGGACGTAATTCGGAGCGTGCGAGTGGCCTGCGGCTTGATGCTGCGTTATGGCGCAAACGGGCTTCTGGAACTGTTGCCTGAAACATCGCTCGCGCTACAGCATCCGACACTGCCCGATGGAAGTAACGTTGTGGAGAGCATAAACGGCGGGTGGCCCGTTTACGAATTCAGCGACGGCTCGGCGGCAGCCTCGGGGATTGCCCGAAACCCCGATGGAAGCTCGACTGTGCGGCTGGTCTCGAAAAGTATCTCGGAGAGTTCGAACCGGATGACGGCGGAATTCCAGGATGAGGCGAACGAATATCAGCAGGACACGCTTTCGGTCGTCAGCGACGACGATCAGGTACTCATCGGGTATGAGGTGGGCGGCACATCGACCGCGCTGGGGCTGCCGAATTTCAACCAGGCATTGCGGATCTTGAGCCGGCAAATCGGGAAGGCGACAAAAGGGAATCGATTTATCGAATTTGGGACCAGCTTTCGGGCCCTGAAAGTCAGGCCGGGCGATATCATCGCCTTGACTTACTTGAAAGAAGGACTAACGCGGACGCCGTTCCGCGTCGTGAAGCTGGCGCCGTCGATTAATTACAGGAACGTTGCCATTCTTGCGCAGCTACACGACGACAGTTGGTACAGCGACGACCCGGCAAACGTGAGCGGAGGAGGGCGTCAGCCGGGAGCAGGCGTGGCGCTTCCGCGACCGCTGCTTGGCCCGGCATTCAGCGCCGACGGCAGCACACAATTTAACATTGCCGAGAGCACGATAGCCCGAACGGACGGCGGCGCGGCGACAATACTGACGGTCGACTTTGTTAAGCCGGTTCAACCGTTGGCGGGCGCGCCCATTGTTCCGCTGCTTAGCCTCGCTCCGCAGGTTTCGTCTTCGGCAGGAAGCCTTAAGGGCGGAATGAATTACTATTACGCGCTTACTGCCAATGATGGAGCCGGCAATGAAGGCTCGCTGTCGTTCACGGTTCGAGCGGCGACCCCTCAGGGAAGCGATACAAATTCCGTCGATTTAACGGGCGTGAGCCTGCCATCCATGGCTGCGTCGTTCAATGTCTACCGTGGAACTAGTCCACAGCTTCTTTTTCGAATTGCTTCTAACCAGCCGATTGCAACCGCGTTCACGGACGGCGGACTTTCGCCGCAACCATTGGGCCCTCCCGACGCCAGCTTCGATCACGCCAATTTCTACTACCGGCTGGAGATCGCGGGGCCGATAGTGGCGAATGTGTTTTCTCCAACGACGATTGGCAGTTCCGATATGAACGCCACCAGTTCGGCTTATGCGGGCAAGTTGGTGAGAATCATTGCGGGCTCCGGCGGGGGGCAGGAACGTAGGATCAGCTTCAACGACGAATCCACTCTGACGGTCTCGCCCGCGTGGTCGACTACGCCCGACGCAACCAGCAATTTTGTGGTTGTAGAATCAACCTGGCAATTTGGCGCCGTCACAGCAACGAGCCCCGTGCAATTTGAGGTTCCCAACCAGAAAGGCGCCGTGGTGCAAATTTCCGGCAGGGGCGCCAATGTCAACGACATCGAAGGCTCGCCGGAGCTTTGTCCTGTAAGCCGCTGGGTTGTGGGCGGCGGAGCCGGAAGCGAACTGGATCTCGATGTTCCGGGCCTGCCAACTTATGCATTGGCCGTAGTGGGGCAGGGCAACCTGACGTTATCGCAGGTCGGATTCACGAGTTTGACGAATACGCGGTCTGTGACGGCCGGAACTTTGCAACTTGTCTACTTTGACGAACTGCAAACGCCGACGCCCTATAGACTCGCAAGCGCTGCCGATGCGGTCACATCGATTGTCGCGATGACATCCACTTTCGCCGGGAACCCCGCCGTGCTGCAGGTCGGAGCGGAACTGATGGCCGTGCAGTCGTTTGATTCCACGTCCAATATGTACACCGTTACTCGCGGGGCGCTCGGCTCCACGGCGTCGGATCATAATGCGAACGATCCGGTGTTGCTGTTATCGAAGGTGACGTTTGTCCTTCCGTTCGCGCGGGACTTCTTCGAGAACCCGGCATCGCAAAATTTCGCTCACACGGTCACATTGCCGGACGTTCGCGTGGCAGCGTCGCAGCTTTATGTGACGAACTCGCGGGGCGATAGCACGGCCAGTGTTCAATGCTACACGTCATCTCCCGATGGAGGATTGCGAACGTGTTCCGGTGGGCAGTTTGCAATCCAGGTCGGCGGCTATCTTGCGGTCCAACAAGATGCCGCTCCGCCGTTGTTTGTAGAGGCAACGCACTCGGTGCGCGATTTGCGTGCCAGCGTTAGCGAGCCGCCAGCGGGAACCGCAGTTCTTTTGAATATATTGCTAAGCGGAACGGTGTACTGTCAGCTTGCGATTCCCGCTGGCCAGACTGTCTCGAACGTGGTCAACGGCGTCGCGCTGCCGCCGCTGAAGGAAGGTGACGCCATAAGCCTGGACATCGTGCAAGTTGGCCAAGCGCAACAGAATTCGCCGGGGCGCGACCTGACCGTCACAATTCGGCTTTAAACCATGGCAGAACAACTGTTCAAACTGAGTCCTCACCGGGATCTGCAGTCCTACTTTTATCAACCTTCGGCAATTGCGGCGTTGAGCGGCGCAACCGAGAGCGGCTTTACTCTGTCCGGAACCTGGCGGCAGCAGTTCGATTGGGCCGTCGTCGAGTGGAATCGCGACAATGTGTTCGAGCATCCGGCATTGCGCTGCCTGCCTGATGGCGATTTGAGCGGACTCACGCTGAGTTATATCGAGCAGCGCACGAATTGCCTGCCTATCGAATCGGATGTTTATCCTTCCGTGGAGTGGCCGTACTTGCGGCTGTGGGCGGAAGGGCCGGATGGCAACGAGCACGTTTATTACGTTCGATTGAAGGATCACGCGGCGCCTGTGGACAGCAGCGAATACCGGAACGCGTCGGCCACGTTGATGCTCACGGGATCTCCGACGCAGGGAAAGGCCGCCGGTGTCTGCTTTGAGGGGCTATTCACGACACCGAGCCAGCCGCTCAGTGAGCAGCATTTTTACTACATGGCGCAGAGCAATGATTCCCTAGCCGATGTAGCACGCCAGCTTGCGGCAAATATCAATAGCTTTCCCTCATTCGGCATTCGCGCGACGAGTTCCGGTCCGTCGATCACGTTTGAATATGCCGGAGCCGGCGCGCTTGCCGGGAAAATGGGATCCAATGCGAACCGGGTTGGTGTTTACGGATATGTCGATGCGGGTTCGCAACTCGGCTGGACGCAGCCGGCGGCCGTCTTCAGCGGCGGCGGTTTTCCCGTCGAATATCAGGTTTCGCTCGACTTCGGACACCTACAGGGCGCAATGGACGATCCCGGGCAATTCGCTCAACCGAACTTTCAGGCTGTCTCAATTCCGACTCAAAAAGTCCGGAAGCTGCGGTGGACGTGGGCCGCGGATCTGCAACCAGGCTCGTTTGAGAGAGTCGAATTCAGCGTCGTCGTTTCCAACTGGACTGTCGCAGGCAATGGCCGACAGTACTTTGTTGCCGGACCCGGCAGCCGCCGCATTGAGGATGACGATCCGTCGCTCGTTTACAGCGCTACCGGCGCCGTGAGCGACTGGACCACCGATGCCCCCGGCAACTATTCAGGCAGCCGTATTCATTTAACGCGGACGAAAGGAGCGGCGTGCAGCATCGGATACAGCGAACCGGCGGAGCATCAACTCTATCTGGGAGCGCGTGCGCTCGACGATGGCGCGATCGTTGAAGTCTCGGTGGATGACGGACCACCTCAAATTTTCAATCTGGGGCTGAGCGGGGAAGACGTGCTGCTGCGCCTGTTCCTCGGCAGTTTTCCAGCAGGGCCGCACACGGTTGCGATCACGCACTCCGGCGCGCAGCCCGGTTCGCCTCCCGATACAGTCGCGGTTCTCTATTTCGATTTTCTGGAGGTTGCGTATCCCTCCGCCGATCTCCCTGATTTTGCTCCGCAATCTCAACTGGCGGTGGCTACCGATTGGGATACTCTGCATTCCCAGTCCTTACCCGCGGAACGAACGGCCTGGCTACTCTGGAAACTCGGCTTTCATGGACGGGTTAACCATTACGTGGGAGCGATCTGGTATTACGAATTGTTTCGTCCGGGTCACCAATACGCACAACTCACTGTGACGGTAACTGCGCCGCCGGGCGGTCCCGCCGGGTACACCGAACTCGATATCGGAGGTGACCTGACGCAGCTCCAGCAAGGGACCGATCCTTCGAAGGTCACGATTCAACATCAGAACTTAGCCGCAGACACGGACGCCACCATCGCGCAGGCGCTCGCGCTGCTGATCAATCGGGGCTCAACTGCGATTTGGGCCAGCGCCAACGGAAACATAGTCACAATTACGGCGCGCGCGATGGGAACGGCGGGGAATGGCCTTGCATTTTTGCCGTATTCGGCTCCGGATTGCAATGTCGTTCTTACGCTCTCGTCAAACGTGCTGGCGGGAGGGATCGACGGCGTAGACGTGGGTTTCGATTCCACCGATCCGAACGCCGTGACACTGGACGCCTTCACCCAGTTCTGGCGGACCGACCTGAACGCGACGCCGCGACTGAACCGGGCCTGCCGCGATTGGTGCGGAGCTTTTTTCCGCGCGCTCGTGAGTTACGGAATCGATTGTGTGGCCTCGTTCAGCACGGAATTAGCTCACGTCGATCCCCGTTCCGAAGTCGGAATGGCCCAGCGGTACTCGGATGACAGCCCGGTTGTTCTGAATACTCCCGCAGTGCAGACGAACTTCTCGCCGGCAAGCCTCTCTTTCTGGCAAGAGGTTTATCTCGAAATGGCCGCTCTACAGACAAGCGCGGGACTTGTCCCGTATCTGCAATCGGGCGAGGTGCAGTGGTGGTATTTCGCAAAACACACCTGGCAAAAAGTCAGCGGGGGGTGGGTAGATCTGGGGGACGCTCAGATCGGAATGCCGTTTTACGACGACTACACGAAACAGCAGTTTGCAGCAATCTACGGCAGGTCGATGAAAGTTATTCAGCCAGGAGCCGACCCCGTAGATTTCCCGAGCGAAACAGCCTTTCTGCCCACGTTGATCGGCGCATACACGGCAGCGATCCGGAATGCGTTGAAACAGCGCTATGCCAATGCGCGCTTCGAAGTTCTCTATCCAACCGACGTCAACAATACTCCACTCAATCTGGTCATTAATTATCCGGTAAACGATTGGACGCCGCAGAATCTAAGTTGCCTGAAAACAGAGGGTCTCTCTTATACTGCCGGCTGCGATCTCGATGCCGCGGCAAGCTCAATTCAGTTCAGCGCCGCTAAGGGGTTCTCGATGATGCAGCGAAGTCACCTGGTGGGCATCGGCGATCGTAAGACCGCTTGGATGAAGGAATCGAATCTGGCGCAAGCACAAGGGCTGGAGTCCGTCGTGCTGTTTGCGCTCGATCAGTTCTGTCTAATCGGCTATCCGGCCCCGCCATTTACAAATCAGCGCTGGAGCCGCCGGGCAGCGTAA